TGCTAAGGTTGTCGCACGCCTGGAAAAGGGCTTCCCGGACGCCGGGTGCCTCGTCGACGATAAGAAGTACACGGTTATTGTGAAATCCGATGAGATTGTGAAGTGCCTCCTCAATTGGGCCGTCCTCAACTGCCAGGCCGAATATGCCATTCTTCTTGTCGCCAGCTCGCCAACGAATGAGGTATTCGGAATAAATCGGCTCACCCTTCGGGCCGACCTCCGGTCCAATCTTGGAGTGTAGATCCTGAACATAAAACCAAAGCCGGCGTGCTAGCGCGCCCTTGGTGGTGCTAGCCATGATGACGCTGGTGCGGTCCGGCTCCTCCATCCAGTACTCGAGCGCAAACAGAGAGGCTGCGAACGACTTCCCGCTGCCGGCCGGTCCGGTCCAGGTGATCCAGTTGTAATCGCAGAAGGAGCGCAACGCCCGATCAATCCAGCCGTGCCAGAGAACGTCTTCGGCGCTCCAGATCGCTTCAATCGCCCGCTTGCGGTACTCGTAGCGGCCTAGATAATACTCTGCTAGCTCCGGATCGGGCTCGTGCCTGGCGCAGTAGAGGAGCTTCTGAATCTCGGGCAGGTCACCAAACGCCTCGAAGTAGAAGGGCCACGCTTCATTCTGTGACGGTAGCTGGGACATTCTCTTGTGCGTTGGCCTTTATCCGTTTCTCGAATTCGGCGTCGGTCATCAGGGTGACTTTTCCTCTGGCCGCCGGCGTCTTGTATTTCGCCCCTTTTTTGCCACCGAAGGGCTTTCCGTACTGCGTGCAGTGGCCGTGATTGACGATGTCGTTGGTGACCATGAACTTCGCGATCCGTTTGCGGACCAGCGGATCCTCGAGGCTGGCTTCCTGGATGATCCGCAGCGCTTCGTCGAGCGAAGCGGCCGGCGTCGGTTGAGGTATCGTGGGATCCGGTCCTTGTCCTGCTGGCGGCGGCAGCCTGCTAGCAGCGTATTCGAGGATCGGAACTTCGCCGGGCTCAAGAACAGGCGCAGCCTGGCGCGGGCTTTTGCTGAGGAGCCTTGGGATCGCGCCGTACTTGTCGGAGTGAAACAGGACCGCCTCTGGCTGCAGGATCCGGCGGAGCTCGTCTGCGGTTTCGATCTCGGGCCGGCGCCAATCGTGCTGAATCAACTTCGTTAGGTGGGCCTTGGGCAGGATCTGCGGCGCGGCGTGCACGTCCCAGGCTGTGTGATGGGCCTCCATGAGCCTCGGCGCGAGTATGTAAGCCTTGTCCGGATAAACCGCGTTTCCGGTCATATGCCGCGGCGCCCTGTTCTTCGGCGGGTTCGGATCGACCACGGCTCCCATGAACGGCTTGTCGCAGCGCCGATACTCATCAGCGACGAGATCCAGCCAGTCAGGCGTGAGCGGCATACAATCAGGCTCAACCCAAAAAAACGGTCCTTGGAGCTTCTTATGGTAGTAGAACCACAGAACCTGCTGAAACACCCGGTTGGGACCCTGCGGCCATTGGGCGACTGCATGGTTTTCGACGAACTTGGTCACCTTGCCCCAGGCGTCCAAGGAAGGCGGCAGCGCGGTCCTAGTCGGCGAAAGGAGCACCAGTTCGTAGTTTCGGATCGAATTCGCCGATAGCTCGGCCACCCAGTCGAGCCACAGCACTCCCAGCTCTTCCTGGTTGTATGGTCCCGGCGTGTCCTGCGCGATGTAGCAGGGCGTGGCGGAGAACGCTATCACCACTTGCTTGAGTTCGTTCATCAGAGTTCCGGTAACAATTTCTTGAGACGTGCTAGCCCGCCCCAGGCTTTAGTCAGCGTGTTGGCGACATCAAACCAGACATTCGGCGGTTTCCAGGCCCCGACTGAGCCGGGGAAAACGAGGTAAACGATGATCTTGGATTCGGTCCCGCCCTTTTTTGGGTCAGGATCAATTTTTAGCGCCTCGGCCATTCGCATCGATGCCTCGCCGATCTTGGAGCTCGGCCCGGTGTCGGCATAAATGCCGTAGCAGTTGTCACCCGTCCTGGTGTTATAGCAGAGCCCCACATCGCCAACCTTTGCGCCGTTTTGATGAGAGCCTGGCAAAACGAAAAACGGAATGCTTTCGGCGTCGATGTAGCGATACTGGCTATGCTCCGGGTAAGTGGTACAAGCTAGGCTGGTGCCGCTCACATAAAGCCCTGGTGAGGGCTCGTAAATCTTCTGGACGATCGGCTTGCCGTAGGCATCGACAGGGCCTCCCCACCATGCGCCCGCCTTGCCGCCCGAGTCGTCGCCGCCGTTGGCAGTGTAATCGATCCCTGAGTTATTCGGACCATAGGCGTTCGGGCTCCCGTCACAGTCTATCATCAGGCCAGCCTTAAAAATGTAGCTCTTCGGCTCGCCTGCGACCGAGTAGATCGAGACACCGGCTACGGAATCAACTTTGGATAGATCACTCATCGTGTTTTCCAGCGTTCCTCGAGCAATACGAACATCCGGTCGTTAAGTCGGGCGATTTCCTTATCCTTGTCTTCCACTTTGGCCAGAAACCTTTCTGCTAGCACCCGGTGATTGTGGAGCATCTTGCGAACGACCAAATAAATGCAGGTCAAGCTTCCAACCGTTAAAGCAGCCATCCACCATTCGAGGGGCTGTTTGGCGATATGACCGACCGTCTCCTGCGCCTGCTCGACTACAGTTTGCGCGTGCTGAACATCGATTTGGGCTAGGAACATCGGCCATGGGTTTCATTTCTTCATCGTCTGCACCATGTCCCTGATCTCTTTGATCTCCTGTTGCATCAGCCGCTCGTAATCGACCATTTGGCTGGCGTGCCCTTCAATCGTTGCCCCTTCCTTGACGAGCAGAGTTTGCAAGATCAGGAGAATGGCCGCTCCGATGATGCCAGCGATCTTCACCGCGACGGCTGTGGTCACCAATGTTTTCATGTCCGTGGCAGGCTTCGGTGTCTCTTGCTCAGTCATGAGAGCGCCTGTCATTGCACTGGCCAGCGTCTAACGCAGGAAGTGACCAGCTCGCCCACGCCGAAGAGAACCAGGCACCCGAGCGCGAGGGAGACGAACGCGATCAGAATAATTTGGTCATCGCCGATGTTCATTTTTTGCTAGCGGTATCCGAGCAACCAGACAATCAGCAGGACGATGAGAACCAGGCCGAAAATGCCAAGGCCTCCGCCGTATCCCCACCTCCCGTAGCCGTAATAGCCGCCGCCGCCGCCGAGCACGATCAGGATGATAAGGAGGATCAAGAGCGTGCTCATTTGCGGTTACTCGTCTTTTTCCAACAGCTGATCGAGTTTTGCTTCGATGGAATCGAGCCTGGAATTGATCGGCCCCAGGTCCACCGCCGCTTGTCCAACCGGGGCGTGTAGCGGATGCTCGCCTGGAGGAGTAGGATCGGCCGTTGGGGCGGACGAGGCGAAGCGCGGATTGGTGCGCGGATCATTCGGATCGGCGGCCACTCGTGGATTGCGCGGATCGCGCGGGTCCAGCGGCTCGTGCCGATATTTTTCTTCGACCACAGGTTGCCCAGGTCGGACCGGATTTTCGGTCTCAGAATGACCCGGCTGTGTTTGCTGGCTAGCAGGTTCGTCTTGATGGATCGGCGGCCCGTAAGGTGTTGGTTCGTCGTCTGGCATAGGTTTTTGCTCCTTGGAGGTTTTTCCCGAATTTTCGGGGGTGGGTTAGTTCAGCGGATAGAGCGGGATTTCGGGAGTCGTTTCGCCACCCAGGCCGTAGTTCAGAGTCAGGCCAGGCGCTGTGACCGAAACGGTCAACGTCTTGCCCGGAGTGATGGCGGTGACAGTTGCAGCGTAATCCTGCAAATTGATCAGGTCCCGATAGTAGACCTTAGACCCGGTCGTGAGTTTGTTTGCCTGTGCAATGCTCATTTGTCCTTTCCGATGGATGGGTACTTGCGTTTGACCGCCGCGCGGACTTTCGCTTTCTCCGCCGGCGTCCCGTGCTGGGAAACTCTTGCTAGCGCGTTGCGAGCGTGGGAGGCGTCCTGGATCGGGTACTTGCGCTCGCCCGGCTCCGCGAAGCTGGAAGTCTTGAGTGCGTTGCGCTTCTTTGCGTTCAGCTTGGCCATGGCTACCGCCCGCGTTCGACCAACGTGGAAACCACGACCCGCGAGTGATCCGGCGCGGAGCCGCCCATGGCCACTGCTAGCATCCCGCCGTTAAAGATCGTGGCGGCCATGTTGTTGCCACCGAAGCAGGGCAGATGCGGATCGGGTGGGATAGCGTTGAGCTCCGCATCGGATGGCCCTTGCGGAGCACGGGGGCGAAGGTCGGAGTTCATTTCTTCCTCCGTAGATGGCCCGAATACTCGCTCGTACTCATGGGGCCTTTATCCGTCTTGGTCGCCTTGCCCTTGATCGGCTGCGCCGGCGACGGCGTGATGGTGTGGGTTAGCTTTGGAACCGCTCCAGATTTCGCGCGCGAAGCCATAAATTCTCCAGGGATTTTCGGGGTATGCTTTGGCATTAAGGTTTAATACGTTTTAACAAAGCTTGTCAACCTCGTCCTCGTAGTCTGCGTAAGGTGTTCTTGACTTTTTGCCCTTTGTGGCAAGCGGTTCGACGGGAACAAAAAAGCGCGTATCACCGTCAAACTCAGTCTCGCAGCTCATTCCGCTCGGGCCGTGACGCTGAAATTCGATCGTTATTTTCACGCGGCGAGGTATGCAGTCCCTCATGGCGCTCATGATGAGCTTCTCGTCCGCGTGGGCTTCGGATGAAGCCGAAAACGCCATCGCGCCGCTTCCGTTCACCTGGGAAAGCAGGATGATCGAGACCGCATTTTTTTCCGCAAAACTTTTGAGGTTTTCGGTGACCTGGTCGACCTCTTCGAACTTTTTGCGGTAAGCGGTGCCCTCGCGCTTGATCCGTTGCAGGTAGTCGATCACGACGTAGCGGATCCGGTGTTTTTGGATCGCTTCGGAGATCGCGGACAAGATCCGCGGTTCGCGCTCTTCCCGGCTGAAGGAGAGCGGCTTCTGTTTGAGCTTGAGCAGGAGCCCGCCCAGGCGTGCCAGGTCCGCCGGCGCGACGTTCCCGCTCTGGATCCGTTTGGTCGAGACCTGGCTTTGCATGGCCAGGATCCGGTCGTAGGTCTCCGCCGCGCTCATCTCGATCGAGCAGTAGAGCCCTGGAATGTCGTGCTTGACCGTCGACTCGTTGATCAACTTGGCCACCAGAAACGATTTGCCGGTCTTCGGCCTGGCACAGATTACCGTCAGGTGCCCCGGCTGAAATTGGAGCCAGTTGTCGATGGGCGCGATCCCCAGCCGGACAGGCGCGGACTTGCCGGCATTGTCGACTCTGGTTTGGATGTCGGTCTCGTAATCGTCGCCGTACTGCTTCCAGTCGTGCCACAGGTTGGGCACGCGGACCGAGTTGCGCATTTCTTCGGATGCTAGCAGCGCGTCGTCCACGGTTAGGTGTTCAACCGAGTCTGCTAGCGAGAGATAGGAGCTGCGGAATTTGCGGAGGGCCGCGGCTTCGATAACCCGCTCGATGTAGTAACGGCCGCTCAACTCGACGCAGCGAACGTCATAAACTCCCGCAAAAAGCATGAGCTCATCCTGGTCTGCCGGGTTAAATCGGCGCTTGACCTCCTCGAAGCACAGGACCCTGTCCTTGGCCGCCTCGCGCGCCGCCACGAAAACCCGGCGGTAAAAATCGTTGTTGATCTGGAGGGACGAGATCCGGTGACCAGCTTCGCACGCGACATTCGGGTAGTTTGCCATGAGCCCGACGAGGATCTTCTCATCGTCATCGGGATGGTTCATTGCGCCTCCTCGTTCTTCAGCCGCAGAAAGTTGGCGCGGGCTTCACGATCGGCCGGCGTGGCGTTCATCTCCCATTCTTCGCTTTCCCTTCGGTGCCGGGTCTCCTGCGCCTCCAGGTACTCCTGGTTCTGCCTCTGGAAGTAGGCCTCTTGCATCGGGCTGGGCTTATAGCCGGGCCTCCTGGAAGGCAGCCATGTCCCGGTCGCATACGTTTGAACACAGCGCTTCCAATCCTTTATTTTTACTTTACCTCGCTTAAACCCATTTTCCTGCCAATGACCCCACAGGTGGGTGGCGTCGTCCCAGGCGAGCCCGAGTGATCGGCAGTAACGATGGAGAGTTTCGAAGGAATCTGGCTTTCCGTTGCTCGCTCCGAACAAATCGGCGTCAGCCGCCTCGCGCGTGCTTCTGTCTTTCTCTTCGAGGGGGGCTGAAGGAGAGGAAGAAGAAGAGGGGGAGTGGGGGAGAAGAGAAGGGGAACCATTAAGGGGGGACGCTTCTCTTTCTATCTGCTGTGCACCCTCCGCACAGTGTGCACCCCCTGCATATTGTGCACCCCCCCTGTGATGGCGAACCAAACGATATCCGTTTGGGAGACTCGCCCCATTTTTGCCACTTCTGCTTGTGACTTCTATCCAGCCCAGCTCACACATCAGGCGCAAGTAGTTTTGCGTCTGCCGGTCGCTGCAGCGGGACATTTTCGAAATTTCCTTGATGCTCCGGTGAGACTCGCCCGTCTCCGAATCGGCGAAATCCGCTAGCGAAAGCAAAATCATGACCATGTACGGATCCTTGTTTTCGGCGTCATAGAGGACGGCCCCGACATGCTGCAGACTCATTCTGTCACCTCCAAAAGAACACCCTCGGGCCGTGCAGTCCTAGCAGAGGGGAAAAAGTGAGAGAGACCCCAAGACTGCACGCCCGAGGGCGTGTTTAACACTCTTTTACGGCGCTGCTAGACGCCCCAGGTGATCGCAAGATTTATCGTACTTTGTTAAAGTTTGTCAACGGGGTAGCCAAAAAAATCAGCGAGCTCCGATCTTTGTCAGCCAGGCGTGGATCGCGTTGATGGCATCCGCTAGCGAGTTGGCGACCACGGTAGGGTTCCCGCACTGCTCGAGCTCGGCGATCCGATCGATCTGATCGGTGGACAGCCTGGTTGCCACCTTGAGCTCGAGCAGCATATTGTAACCATCTTTTAAAAGCGTTAGGTCCGGATGACCCGTTGGCAGCGCCGACCTCTTATGCATCGGCGCCTCAATAACGTAGATCCGCTGGCGAAGGCATTCCCGGCGCACGTCAACGTGCATCTGCTTCTCGGTGTCGCGGCAGAATTTTTCCTGCGCCTCTTGGCTGGTCATCTGCCCGTACTTCTTGCGCTGCTCTGGGCTCATGCAGCGTAGGATGTTCTCCGAAATAGGCCGGGTTCTGTTAGCCTGCTTTTTCGGCTGGCGCAGATTCATCGTTCGCATTTGCTAGCACCTTTGGCTGAGGATCGTAAACTAGTTTGTCCTTATCTGGTTTCAGATCGATGTAATCGCCGATCGTGGCTTTAAGCACCTCCGCGGTCTGCGAGACCGTGAAGTCATTAGCTTTTCTGATACCGTCCTCAAGTTTGGTAATCCCAACGCTACAGCATTCCAGGAATTGCCCGCTTGTTAGGTGTTTGGCGTCAATGAGAGCCTTCGCGACTTTGAAGACACTGCTAATGTGACGCTTCTTTTGGCCTGGTTCAAAACGCCAATCAGGAAAGTGGTCAGGCGCTTCCTTGACTCGTGCCTCAAGCCGGGCTTTAAGCTTTTCAATCACTGTCGCGGCGATCGCCAGCTTTGGTGCTAGCTCGCGCAGGACCAGGTCCGGAATATCCCGCACCGCGACGTCCGCCTGGCCAGCTGTGGTCAGGATATCCTCCCGCCACAAAGGACACAGCACCTTGCCCGAGCAGTAGGTGCACCACGGCCCGCGGTTCGGCTTCTTGGGGCCTTTCGCGGTCGCGCGTGCGACTACGTCCAAGGCCCAGGCTCGCGCATCGTTGATCGCCTCAGCGTTAAAGACGGCGGCCGGACTTTTCTTGCCCGGTTTGAGGATCGCGACCGTAACTTCTTCCACGTGGCCTAATTCCCCGCGGCGCAGCTCTATTTCGTCCACTGCTAGCGGAACGTAGGATCGCAGCTGGGAATTGGTGGCGACAATGTGGTCCAGCGGGTGCCAGCCGGTTTTGTAGTCCGGGATGAGCACCCTGGGCCCGGACACGATCACCCGATCAGGTTGCCCGGAGTACACAGGCCTGAGCCCTTTGCGCATCCAGAGCCGCTCTTCGATCATCTCAAAGTCTACCTGGCTGTTGACCCAGCCGTCGACCAACCGGCGGCGTTGATCGGATAGATCGGCTGCCAGGTCAGCTTCGGCATCGTCGAGCTCCTTCGGCAAGGCTCTTTCGGCTAGCACGGCATGGATACTGGTCCCCTTGTCCGAATAGATCGTCGGGGGCTCCTCGCCGCTGGCTTGCGAAAGTTCGAAAGCCGCGTCGCAGTTGTCCATCGAGTAGAAGAACGAACTGCGCGGGTAACGTTTTTCTGGGCTGCTCATGGGAAACTTGCAGCGGTTGACTGCAGAAATGCATTGACCTGCTCCAGGATCCCGTCCCAATCGTCCAAAACCATCTTGAGCCACTTGGCGTTGACCTGCTCGAGCTTGGTTGTCCCGTCCGGAACGGTTCCGATATCGTTGAGCCAGCTGATGAGCTGGGCCTCGGTAACCTTGGCCTCTATCAGGTTAGCGCGGATTGTTTCGATCGGGTTTGCGAGATCCTCTTTCTTAGTTTCCGTTTTGGCTTCGGCCTTCTTTTCCTTCTTGGCCGGTGGCGGCGGCGGAGGTGGCGCTTCCTGCTTTGGTTCGGGAGCGGCCGTCTCGCTAGCAGGGGCGGCTTGGCTAATAGGGGCGGGTGGCGTCTCGCGTTTGGGCTCTTCCGTCTCAGCATTTGGCTTTTTCGTCTCGGGGGGCTCGGGCGGCCGGTTCTCCGCCGGCGCTTGCCGGTTTCTCGTCTTTGGGACCTGGGCCGCGACCGTTTCTTTTTCCGGCGGCCCGAAAGCCTGGAACACGGTGAGAGTGTTGTCGGCCACCGATGCTAGCAAGCCGTGCAGATAAATCAGGTCATCGGTCGTGATCGCTTCCAGCCCGTTGCGTTCGAGCGTCCGGTAGACCATCCCCTGGGTGACACCGATCTTCTTGCACTCCGCGATCGCGACATTGCGCCGGTCCTCGAAAGTCTTAGCGTCCCCGACTGCGACCATCTTGGCCTCCTCGGCGATGGAATCAAAGAGGACCATCGGGATGACATTAAAGATCGCCGTGCGCAAGCCCACCGCGGCGCCGGCCCGTTTGGCCAGGGTCATCTGATCCTTCCAGCGTTCCGGAGTCGGATCGTGTGGGGCCTGGACCGGCCAATCCATCTCAATTCCGATTCGCAGGTTAGTCTGCAGGTCGTGAAAGACGCCCTGGATGTGGGCGTTCTCCTGGTCACAGCCGATCACCCGGGAGAGCGCGGTCGCGTTACCCCAGGAATAGGCGACGATCCGGGCAAAGTGGACACTCGGGCCGATGATCTTTTTGCCAGCCCTTGGGACGGCGTAGTTGCACCGTCTGGCAATTGCCGGGTTGCGGAGTGCGAGTTCTTTGCAGGTTTTCAATGATCGGGCGATGTCGCGCGGGTAACGCTTGGCGGTGACGATCGCAATGTCGACTTCGGCCCTCTGGATTGCTTCCAGGGCGGTCGGAGCGATAATTTCGCTTCTGACCTCGGCGGCAACGTCTCCGTCCGCCATGAGGTCGATTGTTTGTTCGCTCATCTAGTTTATTGGTGTTTCCTATTGCTCGATGGCAAATATGGACGCGACCGGATCCAGGCTTTGGCATGGCGGCGGCGTCTGAGTTCTTGAAATATTCCTCTGGCTAGCCAGCCGATTCCGACGCAGGACGCGCCGAGGGCCAGGGCCAGGGCCAGGTCTTCGGGGTTCATTCGAGGACCCGGTTGCTAGCGTTGTCAATCACGCGGAGCTTCCGCGCGTTCATCCACTTATAGAAGGCTTGTCTGGGGATGACGATGTGGCGATGGCTGAGTTTGATCGCCGGCAATTCCCTTCGCCGGATCGCTGCCCTGATCGCCCATACCCCCTTGAAACGGCAAATATCGGCGGCCTCCTGCATGGTGATCAAGTCCGTATCAATCTCCATAGGGGGAGAAGCTTTGGGCTGACCAGTCGCCAAATCAAGAACAAAGTTAATTAAATTCTAATAAAATGCGCCTTGATTTTGTTGGTCTTGCGTTAAAACATACTTTACTCTATTTTATCAGCATCCAATAAAACCTGTTTGTTCCTGTCGCGGCAGAGCTAAAAATAAATGAGCACCACCCAACCAGAATCTGACCCACACGTATCCTGCTCTTTTTCCATTCCAGTTTCGGTGAAAGAGGACATGGATGCCCGCGCCAAGCGGCTCCGATTGTCGCGCACTGACTACATCAAACTGATTATCCTGTGGGACCTCAACAAGGGCAAAGACGCCCCTTTTGATTTTCCGCTCCAACCGGGACCAGAGCCGGAAGAGCAACCCAGCGCCCCCGCACCCGGCGGGAACGCTGAACGGCAGAAAAAGGCGAAGGCGAAAGCCTAGCCGAGCGTGTCGGGCCGGATGTTCCAGTAGGCTTCAGCGACCAGTCTGGGCATTGGTCGTCTGTACCACCGGACAAATGTCTGCAAATTTTCGTGGCCCATCTGATCCATTGTCTTGCCCCGGTTTTGATGCTGCGCCAGGTGATAGGACCCGAAGCTGTGTCGGTAAAGATTCTTTGAGCAGTCGATTCCCGTAAGCGCGGCGATCTCCTTGAAGTCATTTCTCCGGGCAAAGACTCCTGTCGCGATCGGCCCGGACTCCTGCTTGTGTCCTTCCAGGAATGACCGCGCCGCGTCCGTCAGCTCCACGTAGCGAGTGCTCACGCTTCTGACCTTGGAGGAGCGTACCTTTATCACATTGTGTTCCCAATCGATGTCTTCCCATTGAGCGGCCTGGGCCTCGTTGCGCCGCAGCCCGGCAAACATTCCGAGGGCTAGCCAGGGGATTTGTCGTGCGAAAGAGTCCTTCACGAGCTTGAGGAGCTTCCTCGCCTGGTCGACCGAGAGGACCTCGACCTCTTCCTCGTCTACCTTTTTCTCGGGAATCGCCATCGCTGGATTTTTTCGGAGCAGGTTTCGGCTTGGATCCATGCAGAAGTTAAAAAACACCCGCAGGTTCCGTCGCCAGTTGTTCCAGGTGACCGCGCCGATTTCCCGGTCCTGGAGAAACTCAATCAGCGCCTCGCCGGTGATGCTCGAAAGGGGCTCGCCGTTAAACTGGCTCAAGGCCTGCATCCGGTCCTTAATGTCGTCGAGATATGATGGCCGGCAATTCTCCATCTGCTTATGTTTGATGAAGCGCTCGGCCGCCTGGGCGAAGGTGAGGCTCTCGCCGATGACGTCCTGCTTGTAGACCTCGATCGCGGTGTTGACGGCCTGCAGCAAGGTTTTGCCGTAGGGCTCCAGGCGCCGCTCGGCCTCAAGTACGGCTAGCCGAGTGTGGTCGCTGACCGTCAGAACTGCCGATCGGTCCCGCCTGATCTCGCCACGCTTGTCATTGTACCAGTGCTTACCGGCTGCCAGCGCCGCGGCCTCGGATCCGTAGGTGCCCTCGCCAAATTGCTTGCGAATCTTGACATGGTCAACGACGCCAGCGACGACCTCGAAGGTTACCTTTCCAGTAGTTTCCGAAACGATCCGGCGAAAGCCGTCTGGCAGCCTGTGGCCGTTGGTGGAAATGATTTTCACGAGACCACCTCGACACTTGCGATACTGGCTAGAGTCAAAAGATAGTGTTGGCCATCGGCCGCAAATGCGGTGACAAGGTCGAAGCCTTTCGGCGGCAGCGCCAGGTGACCCGGCTCGTCGATCATAATTTCCTTTCCGCCTGCTGTTTCCAGTACGAAGGCCCGGAAGGGCTCCATTGAGTTCAGCGCCTGTAGTCGTTCAAGGTCCATTAGGAATCCTGAGTGAATTGTTTGTGAAAGGCGGCTGCAGCTGCTTCGCTCAAGACTCGAACCGGATCGACTTTCAAATAGATGAGCTTGTTGACGAAGTAAGAGATGTCCGGGAGAAGCGTTTCCGGGATGTGATAAGTCTCGCGGCGGTCGAGGCGCTCGGTATGCATGCCTTTCTCTATTTCTTTGCAAAAGTTGATCGCGGCTTTAGCGGCATTTTCCGGAGTGCCGTATTTGGAAGTTGAGAATGAGCGATTATGACGGCGCCCCTTAATCATGGGTCTGGCGATAAACCCGATTTGGCCCGAATCATATTGCTCAACGGTGATCGACAGGCCTGCGATGGCCACCAACGACTTACAGTATTCTATGTTCAGCATTAGTAAAGTATTGGCAGAGAATTCAACCAAGTCAAGATACTTGGCGGAATTGGCGATTTCGCATTTGGCAGTCTCGCCACCAGTCTCGCCACTTTGGACCACTCTCTCACCGTATTTTATTACATTATACTGCGGTCGGTCGATCTTTTACTAAAGCTTATTAAGTCGCCTTCTACGGGTAAACCCTGCGTAAACCGTTGATTTAGAGGGGCTTAAGAGGGTGCCGACGGAGGGGATCGAACCCACACGTCCTTGCGGACACTGGATTTTGAGTCTTGAAAGTTTGGGTCGTAAGTGATTGATATTTCAACACTATAATTACCAGACGCCACTAATCCGCCACTCTTGCGCCCTTTTCGGCCACTGGAGCGGATCCGCAGACGGCACATCGATTATTGAAATTATAAACCTTTCGCTGCGTGCACGTTGCGTAGGCTCGCTGGAAAAAGAGGATTCGTCTGTGCCAATTCTGCCACATCTTAATTGATCTTGGGCGGGTTGCCGTTCTCATCCTTGTCGAGTTCCCGTCTGAGGATCTCGGCGATAAACTCTTGCAACGTCATTCCCGCGGCCGCCGCTCGGCGCTCAAACTCTTTGCGATCAAGGGGGCTGAGGCCAAAGAGAAAATCGGGGCCATTTCCCCCGCCCGCGCCACCGTTAGCAGCCGCAATCATCAGGGGACCGTGCAATATGAGCTAGAGTATGGCAATGCTTAAATTGACCAGGGCTCTCCGATATTTGTCATCTCCTCTACTGAATATAATCGTAGATGCACGGCAACAGAAGGGTTATGGAAACACAGGCCGCGATCAACGGCCAAAGCTTTTCGATCAGCCTGCCGCAGCCGGCACAGTGACAAGCTCGGTGGGCGCGCCGCAGGAAGTCTGGAACCGGATACGCCGGGTTATTCCAGGGCGAAAACGGATCCGTCTGGGCCTTTTTGAGCACTCTGACAACGTACTCTGGAACCGACATATTAAAATAAGCCGCCTTATGTTGAAGGGCTTGCGAGTACGGTTGCTCCATCGGAACCAACGTTGACGATCCATCGCTGAAGGGCACACCAAAAGACAGAACTTCCTCCAGCCCCATCTCCTCCGGGGTAAATTTGCTCATGATAAGATTCTCTAGGGAATAGGTCCGCACATTACTCTAGACTATTGTACTATAACAATGAGTTTGTGATAGCTACGCATTAGGTCGCGTTCGTCCGCAACGGAAAGCATTTTTTCGGGGCCCGCTCCATGAGGGCACGGCATAGAGGGAATGGTGCCGAAAAGGCGGCAGAGAAATGGCCGGTTATCGTAAATCGCGCAACCGCCGCCGTGCTCGATCACGTAAGGGCATTTCAAGCAGGCCCCGAGATTCTTCGCCCATTGCGTGAGCTCAGGGCTAGCATTGAGTTCTTCCGAGCTAGCGCCGCCCGCTGACATGATATCAAGCAGCTGTCCGGCTAGCTCCGGGCTCATCAGTTTAGCGCCCATCTTATGCTCCTCCCGGCTGACTGGCACCGGGCCGCAGCAATCCGTGCAGCCCTCAACGCACTTGAAGGTCGGGATCCGCGAGTAGAGCCGTTTAAGCTCCCGGCGTTCCTGCTTGGCTTTCAAGGGGTGTGCCCTACGTTCGCGGTGCCCGGTCACCCACTTCTTCGGGCGGTGCGCCAATGCGTTTTAGCATTTCCTCGTAAAACGCCTCCGCCGCATCCCAGGCCTGGTTTGGTTTGATTCCGGGAGCCTCCGCGTAAAGCAGTTTAGCCACGTCGTATAAGACTTTCTCTCGTTCGGTCATAATCAACTCGTTCTCCTTGTCATTCTGCGCCTCATTGGCGAGAACTCTGCTAGCTGCGGGTACTGATTCGGCTCGTGCCGGTTTCTGGTGCTGATTGGTTCCACCTTGTCGATCCGCGGTTCCCAGGACAAGCAGGCCCGATCCTTTTTTCGGATATCGGTGGCCGGGCCGGCCGTCCAGAATTTGCGCAAGACGTGGCACTTGAAATAGTTTTTCGAATACTGCTTGGTGCAGAGCTTCATGCAGGTGCCGCACGTCTGGCCTGGCGGCCCGGACCCAGGCGGGTAGGGATGCGCTCGGTCGATCGGGTGTTTGACCTTGGCGCTAGCGGCGAAGGCTGCAACGTCCGGGTGTCGTGCTAGCCAGGCGGGATCTATGCAGGTGGTACTCATTCAACTGCCTCCGTCCTCGATGCGCTCGAGACGTTTTTCAATCTTCTCGAAAATGACGTTATTGCGTTCAACGATCCGGTTATTCTCCGCCAGCATTGATCTGAGGTGAGCGGTGTATTCACGGCGTTCTGTTTCTGCGAGATCCTGCAGCTTCTGAAAGTCGGTCCGAACGTTTCGGATATAGCGCCAGCAAACAAATAAGACCAAGGCGAACAAGGCAATATTGAGGGCCTCGATTGGCCACGCCGACACTCTTTCAATGTTTTTTAGAGTATCCTGCACCACCTCGCTTTGTGCCAGTTCGTCCATGTTGGAACCATCTTACTCCCAGCCGAGCTCGCGCGCCGTGTTGTAGAAAATCTGGGTCAGGTACTGCGGCATCTTGAAGCGGACGCTGTTAAAAGCAATCGACTGGTTGAGCCCGGTCGGCGGATCGTGGCGTTCGCCGGCGGCCTTCCAATCGGCTAGCATCTCTATTATAGCCATGAGGCTCATTCCCAGGATCCCGTCCTCGCCGTAGTGTTCCGGGTGATGATCGTTGGCCTGGTAATGGTGCTCGAGCGCGGGCTTGATCTCGCGCAAGGCGGCGCGGTACTCATCGCTGCCGTACTTCAGGTGCTTCAGTCTCGGCGTGGCCTGGTCGAAGGCGCTCTTCTCGGGCTCGGCGAGTTTGCTAGCGTCGTGGACCAGGGCGCGTCCCGCGAGTTTGTCGACCACCACAAAAATTGCTTCCTGGACTTGGCGGATGTGCGCTGCGGTATCGAGTGTTGAATCGTAGGGTTCGCTCATAAGAAAAGCTGGCTTGCCGATCTATTGGTTTGTTCCCCGGCCTCTCATGGCACGGTTGCCGGGTAGACGGCTTTTCCTCTAGTACGGAACGGCAAGCCAAAGTGGGTTCTAGTCCTCCTCCGCTTGTCCAAAGTCAGGGTCAGGGAGCTTTTGAGGGCGTTTACCGGATCGATACCGCTCGATAATGGTTTTCAGCAATTCGTCCGTGAGCTCGTAGGGCGCATTGCAAACCAGGTTGACCTTCTCTGTACCAGCGTAGCCGAGGACGAGAAAATAGATCTCGCCGGGCTCGAGGTACTGTTCGATCGCCTCGGCTATCAGGGTGAGCTGACGTTGGCGTTTTTCGGTTATCATTCCTGGAAATCTCCCCAAATGGTTCGCGCCTCGGTGGCGGCCAGGAACAGCCGGCGCCAGAATTCCGGCCCCATGTCTTTATCGTCCTGCTGCGGGAAAATCAAGACCAGGGTGTGCAGCTCGATCGATTCGGGTAACGACGTCAGGATGGCGAGCAGAAAGCCCAATAGTATGTAGGCAGTCTTATGATCGCCGCCCCAATAATCGATTGGAACGTAGCCGTTGTTGTCTGCTAGCGCGATCCGGACCCGCGCTTTACCCCAGAGCATTTTCAGGATGCCAATCTCCCAGCGGCCGTCCGGTAGCGAGCGATAGCATTTCAGATCCAGGTTCTCGTAGGGCTTGATCTCGTTGAATGTCATTTTGCCGGTCCGAATAAATTAGAAAGGACTTTCTCGTTCTGGTCTCGCTCGGCGATCTCCTTTGCTAGCATCGCGGCTAGCCCTTCCATCTTCGCATTGACCGCTCGTCGCCCCAGCCGGATCAGCTCCTCGTCAGTGTGCAGCGCGATAAATCCTCGCATGTCGTACCCCAGATCGATGATCATATTGAGGGGAACAGTTTTGTATTTCATACGGTGTGTTTTCTTAAAAGGGTTTCGGCCCGCTCGATCAGCTCTGTCTGCTCAGAGCCGAATCCATTATCTTCGACATACCTCTTCATGTCCCGGAGCAGGGCCAGGACCTCGGGCGGGCAAACCGGACGATCCTGCATCACGTCCTGGAGCGTTGGCCGGCGCTTCATTCTTCGTCCTCCTCGTCTTCTCTCTTGCGGAACTCGATCCCGTCCGCCTGGTGCTCCAGCATCTTATGCTCGCTCGCACGCGCTAGCCCTATCGCTTGAAGTAAGCCCCCGTGGTACTGCATGGTGGTGATCTTCCCCACCTCGTTCTCGTCAACCACACTGATCAGGTAACCCTCGAAGTGCTCCTTTAAGAGCTCGTTCACCCGCTCGAATACCTCTTCCTGGGCCTCAGTCATTTGCCGCCTCACGGGATTTTCCAATGCTAGCTTCTGCAGCGCCCAGACCGGGAGATCGACGGTTCCAGCGTCCCGGTAGTTGTCACAGCAAAAGATCCCCTGCCAGCAGGTCGCCTGCAGACACTCCGAGCAGACCGTCACTTTGCGGTTATCGTCATTCATTTGGTGGCCTCCCGTGCGCGTTGGAGAAGGAGGAGTTCCTGCACCATTTCTGTCAGCCGCCGAACCTCCAGCCGCAAGTACATCAGATCTACCATCACTTGTCCTTCGAGCGGTTGATACGGGCCTACCCAATGGCTACCTGGATAATGTGGGTTAAGCCCAGGGCATACGCCAGATCCAGCCCAGGTATGCATCCCATTGAGGCCGCCGCAGTACGGGCACTGATTACTGGCTGTCCCTCTCACATTGCTGACGGTCGGGTTGCGGAGGTAATCATTGCATCCGCATCCACACCCCAGGTGATGGAACTGATACTCACTCATTTAGTCGCTTCCTCCGCGCGCTCCTGCAGCTTGCTATACTCGTCGTCGTATAAAACCATCCGACGCGAATCCTCTAGTCCTTGCGATAGGTCGTGAACCAGTTTAATCAGGCTCTTTCGCTCCCGCTTCAGCCGCTCAATCTCCGCGTCTTTTGGGTCGAGCTTGCCAGGGGTCATGAATAAGCTCATTTGGTCGCCTCCCGTGCGCGTTGGTTAGTCCATGCATTCATATTCGTACCCGAGGCGACCGTCCGTGTAGCGGACCAGGCGGTAAAGTGCAACCGGAAGAATCCTTAGCTTTGGCGTCTCACTGGTCATGATGGATTCAAAGGTTGGGATCTCGTAAGCGTCTTGGACCACGATTTTTAGCCAAGGCCAAGGCGGATCAGGAACTTGCATTTCCTCGCCATCAAGAGGCCCGCCGTTCAGGTGTCGCACACTCATCGTGTGGCCTCCCGTGCGCGTTGGATGAAATCAAGCCTATCCAGCCGCGCAATCTCGGCTTCGATGACAGCTTCACGCCAATCCACCTTGTCAGGCAGCTCGCTCATACGGCAGTTCCGAGGAGTCTCGCATTTTCAGGGATCATCTGTTTGACTAGAGAGAGATGGCTTTCCAGAAGATTGGAGCGCAGCTGAGCGGTCGCTTGCCCGTCGCCCTCTACATGGTGACCGGCGAGCCAGAGCGACAGCAAGTCGGCCAGGATGGCGCCCTGAAGATATGCCGGCAACCCGGCAAGAAAAGGCCGGATTTTGTTCACTGTCTCTTCAGTGACCGCAACTTCGGTGTCAGTCATTTCCCCACCTTCCTCCCCTCCAACTCCGCCTCCATCGCCGCCACCCACCGCTCGTACTCCCTAGTCTCCTCGTGCCCCGCCCCGTAATACCGCCTCACCGCCGCCAGACTCTCCGTGTACTCTGCTAGCAGAAACTCCAGCCGGCTCGTCTTCCATAACCCAAAATCCGGCAGCTCTTCCGTTAGGCTCATTGCTAAACACGTCCTTTCTCACTAACTTTATTAAGTCCTAACACCATTTACTTGATCTACACAAGCCGTATTTATGACGAAATTGTTATCCAATATTTATCAGCCCAGGCACGGAATCTGTGTGTGTATGGCAACGTCAGGCAATGTCAGGCAAAAGCGAGGTTGCATCCCCTTTCTCCGCATTGTTGCCTTTTGCAATGAGTGCAGGAAATGAAAAGAAATCCCAGAACCTCTCCACCTGCCGCGCCACTCCCTCCCAAGAAATCAAACTCAAAAAGTTCATCAAACTCAAAGGCTTCCGCCGCCCCTCCGATTTCTGGTTCCGTTGCATGGAAACCTTTATCGAACAGTCCGAAGCCACACTAAATGTTCCAATCCATTTTCTTTCGAGAGTGGGCGGACGTGGCGGCGTACCCCCCCGCGTATCCGCGGCCGCCCGAGGGGTGGGACGGTCGCGTGTGACAAAGAGAACTCCTTTCTCTTTGTCCGAGCGCGTGAATTGATCTGTCGCTTTGCTAGCAGCGCAAAACTCTAAGGCAAAAGTGGCGAGAAAGTGGCATAAACTCTGAAAGAGAGCCCTGTTTACGAGGGTAATCAGTTTGATACTCGCAAGACTGAGTATCCAGTGGTTTCGGGCTGGACACAAAAAGCCGTGCTAGCAAATGGCGCGTGTCCTTCACGTGATTTATTTGTGCGCCAGCAGCAGCGCTCTGATCACGCCTTGTGATCGCTCGCGTTTGCACGTTGGATTCCTCGCCTAAGTTCTGGGCGCTGGAATGGGCTGGATTGGCTGTTCAACGTTGAATTGGTTTGTTGGTTTGGCGTTAGCAACGTTCCATGGTTTCTTTAAGAACCGCTTCGCTTCGCTTCGGGATTTTACAGGAAGTAAGGGGCAAAAAGTCAAGCTTTTTAGCCAGCTAGTCGGTTTATTGCAGTTTGCTGCGCTTTGGCTCTAAGCTGTTCAGGAGTGGTGCGAATGAGGGCGAGATTGATGGCGGCAGTGGGAGCGACTCCTTGAGCGAGAGAATCGACGGTTTTGGGAGCTGGCCAGCTGAACAGCTTTGCTGCGGTATCGGTCAGCTTGGCGACTTGAGCCAGGTTTTGAGTGCCGATAGCGTGATCTGGAAGGCTGGCCAGCTTTGCTGATATCTTGACCAGAACATCGGTGAGATTTGCTCTCACTGTATCGCTTGCTTCGCTGATTTGCTCCTTGGTCAGTTTGCGATTAGTGGGGACCACAGGAAGTGGTTTATCGGCATGATTGGCGTTTTTGCGCTTTGAGCGCTCGAGTAGCTCGTTCATATGAGCTTGCGAATGTAGCGTGGGTGGTCTGCAGGCTCAAGCGTAGCACGTACAGAATGCGCGCGAGGCCGCTCCTGCATAATGCTTGGGCGCGCAGAGGCGGCTCCAGGCAAGCGCGGGCTGGCCTGATGATGCGATCACATGACCTGGGCGCGCTCGCGAGGGAGCGTATTAGCGAACTTTGCTTCGCAAAAACTAACAATAGGCTAGCAAATTTGACGGCTGCTAGCTTTTCGGCGTAAATTGGTGGGTCGACGAAATTCTCGTTCGATGGCGGTGCTGACAAGGCGGTTAGCTCGCAAGTTCCTTCACATTCTAGCGCTGTCTCCTCATGGCGTGGTACTGCGATCGTAAAGGCACCTAACGGTGTCGAGCAGATGAGGGGTGAGTCAAGCAAGCGACGTACCGTAGGCGGTAATCCAACGCCCAACGTGAAACCCGCACAGTGAGTCGGTGTCGAATCACTGGAACGCTAGCAGCAAGCTAGCAAGAGCGGAACACAGAAGCTGAATCGGTGAAGCGAAGCTAGACGCGAAGATTCGCAAGAGACTCACAGTGTTATTGCAAAGCAATTTTCCAGTTGTGCGTCACGCTTGACGCTCACGTTGAGCCCGAGTGAGACGCACAGATGGAGCAAAGCTCCAAACCAACCAACCGCAACCTATGGAATTATTACCTATTGGCATTGCCAATCTCGAAAAGGCCGTCGAGCATAACGGCCAGGTGTACACTCGTGCGGACTTGAACCGCATGGGTCGTAACGAGCTGCGTCCGATCGCCAGGGCGCTGCACGCTGCACGCAAAAGTGACGTCAGCCTGACTT